TCCCCCGTCTCCCAGTAATTAAGCAACCATTCAGTATCATAGTTAACGGAGATGTTGGTCATGTCCAGAGGTGCAGGAAAATTAAAGTCATCCTGCTTCACATCAAAGATTGTTTTTCCTGTGTTGCCCACCGGCATATCATGCCAGTTCTTCGATACCAGAAATTGATCTATGTCTGCATGTTTCCAGTTCAGGCTGGCATAGATTGCTGACCTACGGGAACCACCTTGCATTACATGTCGGCCTATCTCGTTTATCATTTGCATCTTGGGAATAGGTCCGCTACTCACGCCGCCTGTTCCCTTTAGAATCTGTCCCTCTTGTCGATACACAGAATAATCTACTCCTATACCTCCTCCTGTCATCAAACAAGATTCAGCTTCCCAACTGATCTTGGCCCAGTCTTCCCGGTTATCTTCCTCTGCCTTGAGAAGGTAGCAGTTATTGAAAAACTTCTTATCACGCCCAGCATAATAGAGATATCTACCTCCGGGTATAAAGCGAAGGTTGGAGATATGATCTATCAGTTCTTCCTTCTCGTCGGCGGTGAGGTGACTCTGACAGACATCACTAACTAATGTACATGATAACTCGTGGAATGACTCCGCTCCCTCGTGAGAATACTTTGTATTAAAGATATCTTCACTGAACTTGGATCGGAATTGTGGATTGCGATTTGATTTAAACATTGGGTGACCTATTCGTTATAGTATAGTTCAAGAATTAGTTGGGCGTAGTGAATAGCTTTCTCTACATCTTTCTTTCCCTCTCCCTTTTTTCGGTGTCGAGTTATATATTTTACCACATTACCTTCAAAATAATCAAGGCCATTCTGGAAGATATACTCTACTGGCTGGATACCACAATCTTTGTAGTGTTGTCCACCTACTTGCTTCTTCAGGGCATTCTCTTCTTTCATTCGTCGGAGATAGTAATCGTAGGTTCCTTCTCTATTCCAGTTGTCCTTCTCTACTTCAGCCCCACAGTGTTGGCACTTGAGTGCGGTCCAATCAAAGTGATATACCTGTACATCTTTATTACATTCTGGACAGGTAATAGTAGCAGAGTAAGAGAAGTCACCCTCATAGTGAGATCCACTTTCACAGGACATTGTTGATTTTTCGTCGGACTTCATCGGTGTCTCCTGATCTAATTGCATTCAATGTAAAAGTGCGAACCATTCTTGGTTCAAGTCCTGCAAGTATACACGTATCTTCAAAGTTCTCACAAGTTACCCCAACAGAGGAAAAGACCCAAGCATGAGCCTGATCTCTCTGAAGTTTTATACTACTACTCTCTTGAACATCTTCAGACTTTATTAGATCGAGTATGGCCTGAAAGATTACTGCCAGATGGAGACTCTTAAAAGGATCTTTCTGGGCTACTTCATAAAGAGATTCAAAATCTACATCATAATTCAACTGGTTCTTGAACAGGTCTAGGAAACTTCCCGCCTATATAGTTGTTATAGTACGCAGCTTCATCTGTTCCCTCTAGCTTTGCGGTTAATACATGATTAATCATTTGATAATAACACTCATAATATCGTAAGCTCCGTTTATTTTTATACTCACCTATAATCTGAAACCGGAAATGTTTCTTACCCAGAACATCTATCTCCTCATTAAGAGTCTTGTTTGATCCGGTATAAATTTCCCAGTTTGATTCTACCTTCTTTTTATTTTTCTTAACAAAGTATTGCTTGCATCCTATGTAAGCTTTCTTGGTTTCCTTTCGGGTTATCAGATAGACAAAACCAAAATTATTTTTAGTGTCGAGTTTCTGATGATACTCCCAGTGCATTACCAGTTCACTACTTCTTCAACCTCAGGTTCTTTCCCAACTTGAGTAAGAAACCTTTTACCTTTTGCATACTGAAACACACGCAGACCTTTACCTTGGTTAGTATCCTCCCAACACTCTCGCTTATGTCCACAATAAACACAACCAACAGCAAGCTTAAGATTGCCAGACTTCCCATCAGGCACACCATCATAACACCGATCAGGTATCCGGCTGTCTGTAACCATTCCTTTAAGGTATTCCACCCTCTTTTTAGCATTGATCATATCCATCTGATGTACAGGATCTAAACATATCTCTCCTGTTGATTTATTAATAGCAAGGAAGGCAGCTCGATCAACCTCATTGGCATGGGCATAGGCTGATATCTGAGGAATATATCCAAAGGGATCATCTTCAGTGAGCTTGTGATAACGGAACTTATCAAAGCCCGGACCACTGGCAGATTTACAATCAGTCAGAACCCCATCGATCATAGCATCTTGATGACCAACCACTCCCTCAATTTCAACTTCTCTCTGTTGGTCTGTTACTGTATGACCTGAGATTGAGGCACAGAGAAGCAATAGCTCTTCCAAGATATATCCGTATAAAAACTTTATACGAGTGGAGGGCTGAAGCTGCACATCCTTTAGAGGTTTATTAAGATCATACCAGAGTTGTCTATTAGGCTTACCAATAGAAGATAAGCGTAGACCAGCACGATCTCTGGGCTTCTCGTATAGAAACGATTTGATATGTATTTTAAGCATGTTACCAAAGTTATCTATATGCTTGTCCACCTCATCCTCATCCATATCAATAGGATCAAGAGTAAAGAGATTATAGATATCTTCTACTAGTGTTTCTATTTTTTTCATATGAATAAAGAGGGTGCCCCCTTGGGTCTAATCGAAGTTGGTAGCGTCGACGTTATAGGCCATCGAAGCTGTTCTCGATATTTTTGACTGCAAGGTTGCACCCCCTCTCCTTCCTAGTTATTAAAAGGGGACGTTGTCTTCCTGCACATAGCCTCCTTCTACTGGTTCAAAATCTTGGTCACTTCTGGTGTACTCAATAAAGTCCACCACCTGCACCGCTGCCAAGTCAGCAGATACTCCTGATTTACCAGCATAGTTCCACTCGTAAGGAGTGGCCTTAACATTTACCGTACTACCATTAGCAATAAGCTTACCATTCCAAGGATTGTTCTGCGAATCTTTTACAGAAGGAGCGGCACGTTGACTACCGTCAGCACGTAAAACTTTACGTTTGATGGTAACAAAGTCACCCCTGTCGTCGTCCTTGTTATTAATAGGAAGACCAGCTCCCTCAATAACGGATCGGTTGTCCTCATCAACCGCAACCTGTATAGACCAAACCGGATCGAACTTGGTATTCGGCTCGATGATTGAGGCATAGTGGCACTTGCCAGAAATGTAAATCGGATCGTTCATTCTGTTCTCCTTTTAGATACTGCACCATTGCAGCCATGAGTGGGGATCATTCCCCGATTGTCAATAAGCGAATTATAGCATACCCAGAATCAGGTGTCAACTACTTTAATAAAGAAATATCGTATAGGTCTTTGATTGGGACGTTGTAGCAATCAGCCTTGACAACGAAACCATTATCCCCATCCACCTCTCCTTTCTTCAGAAATCTTGCAGTGTCAAAGTATTCTTCGCGAGTCATCCACCCTAATATCCAAGCACTGGAAAAGTCATTCAGTATTCTGGTGAATATATAGTGAGAACACCGTTGATGCTTTGAGGAAGATGCAACGGAACAGTCGTAGTAATCTTTCGGTTTGTAGTTTGTTCGTTTAGTCTTTACATCAATTGTAAATTTACCAAAATCAATATCGTGATCGTATGTATTGTTTATCTTACTAGATGGTAACAAGTCCAGACAAACCAGTTCTCCTACAAAGCCAGCTACGTTACCACCTCCTCTTGTTATGGAGTTTTTAATAGCTCCCATCTCTCTGGCCTTTTGTCTAGCTTGAATTAAGATATCATCTTTTATTAATACTTCTTCCATCAGTGTGTCTCCGCCCAATTGTTTCCAACTTTGTAACTAGAATCAAGATCACATTTAAAGTTTAACATTCCTTGTGTGGAGTGGATAGCTTCCTTTGTTATCTTGGTAAAGCGTTCAACATCAGACTTGGCTACCTCGAACTGATACTCATCGTGAACCGATGCTACCAGTCTGGCATCCAGACCGGACCATTTTATTTTCTTATCCATTTCCACAAGCCATTGCTTACACACGATTGCCCCGGCTCCCTGAATAAGAGTATTTAAAGCAGCATGTTCGTACCTGATATGTAACCTTCGACCATCCAATCCCTTTATCATGCCACTCTGAGCTGCTGTTTGTATGTTAGATCGAAGCCTCTTTAGTTCTGGTACGTTCTGTAAAAACTTTTCGATAAGTTTCTTTCCTGTCTGGGCAGAACCACCTACTATCTTTCCTATCTTGGCAGGACCGGCTCCGTACAGAAAGGCATAGATAAAAGTCTTTGCTTGATCTCTGGTTTGTAGACCGGCTGCTTTCTGATTAGCCGTGTGGACATCTCCGGTGAGTATCTCACTGGTAAAGTCTGCATCATCCAGATAGTGCGCCAGACATCGAAGCTCCAGACCACTCGCATCAGTACCTACTAGCTTGTGAGTCTCCGGGTTAGATACTGTCCAGAGGGATCGACACTCCTTCCCGTAGGGACTATACACTGCCGGAACCTGTGCCATGTTAGGCTTGTGGTGAGCCATACGGCCAGTAATAGTACGAAGGGTAAGAACCTTACCGTGAACTCGATCATCTTCCTGACACTCTTTTATCCAAGATTTGATAAGTCCGGTACGCTTCTGAAGTAGGAAGTATCTATTAAATATCTGAGCCTCAGGCATATCCGTGATCTTGGATAGAACCTCCTCATTGATAATAATGTTACCCTTGTCTGTATGCTTCTTGGGTTTCCAACCTCTCTCTATAAGACGTTCGGCAATCTGTTTTCTACTGGAGATATTAAATGGGATATACTTGATCTTGGTCTTTAATTGTACCTCAGTAGGTTCAAACATCTCATTGGTCTGACACTCAAGATGATGTTGTTCATCTTCCAATTGAGCCAGAAGGATTTGACCTCCCATGATATCGAAAGCAAACCCATTGTCTTGTTGTTTATCTATTACAGATCGCACCTGACGCTCCAACTCGTAAGCTTCTGGGCTGAAGATCCTCCCTTCCTTTTCCAGACTAACTCCAAGCTTTCGGGTTAGCTCAGTGTCACGTATACAATACTTCAACATCTCTGGACTGTAATCACTAAACTCAGTAAGTTCTCCTTTAATATAATTCAATCTCTCTCCCCATGATTTCAGAGAATGTCCTCCATCGCGAACAGGATTATATAACTGAGATTCAATTAACGTATCTCGTATCTGATCAGGTCTTATCTTGGCATTAGCCAGACGATTAAGAATAGGGGCATCAAAGCTAATACCGTTGTGCATAATGAATTGATCTATCTTACCAGACCAACCACCGAACTGAGTACACTCATCACCAACCCATTGTCTTGTCTCTCCTGTCTGGTAGTTTTGCGCGACGATGCAATGGATCTTTGTTGCATCAAGACTATCTGTTTCTATATCAACAACTGCTTTCATCATATGTCATATCCATTAGGTAAGCATCACTGGTTGGAATATGTAGTAAGTTATTTCTTACGGTGCATTCAAGAAGGGAAGAACCATCTATGTGCCATGCCTTCCCAAGATCGGAACGGAATATAACAAATGTTAATATATCATCGGGACATTCCTCTCTCCATTTTTCCAGAGGCTTTACCTTCTCCTCAGAAATAAATATCTCTTCCCAAGTTTCAGGCCATTCCCCTTGCCAAGCATAGTTTACCTCAATCTCGTAGAGAAGTCTAGGTAAATCTCCATCCACCGTGGATATGAGATCAAACTGATTTGTTGGGTCAAGGGAAATGTTGGAGTGATCATGTTCCTTTAACCAATCTATCATGTACTTCTGACTAACCTGCATTTGCTCTTTCCTCTGTAGCTCGTTGAAAAAATAAAGCAACTTTCATTACTTCCTCAGGCGTACCATTATTCATAATACGATTCGCTTTAAGAGATACCCAGTGGACGTTACCCTTTACGTATCCCTTGGTGTTGTCATTCCTATCAATAGAAGGAAAACAATCTCTTTCAGATAGACTAGTCATGGTTAAGCCCAAGGCTGGACACTTCCCATCCTCAGGCCATATAGCTTTAAGATATTCAGCATCCAAATCAAAATCAATATTACGAGATTTTGCTCTGCACTTAATAGCTGAAAGTCTTCTTGTAAAGTAACAAGGATTAATTATATCGTTCCAAGCCTCTTTATTATTCTCACGATATTGTTTCTTTTTTTCTCTAAGCTGTTCTTTATTATTCTCACGGTATTGTTTAATACTTTCTTTATTATTCTCACGATATTGTTTCCTTTGTTCTCTAATCTGTTCTTCATTATTCTCACGGTATTGTTTCAACCTTTCTTTATTATTCTCACGGTATTGTTTAGATCTTTCTCTAATCTGTTCTTTATTATCCTGATAATATTGTTTAATACTTTCTTTATTATCCTGATAATATTGTTTAATACTTTCTTTATTATCCTGATAATATTGTTTAATACTTTCTTTATTATTCTCACGATATTGTTTCCTTTGTTCTCTAGTCTTTTCTTTATTATCCTGACGGTATTGTTTAATACTTTCTTTATTATTCTCACGATATTGTTTCCTTTGTTCTCTAATCTTTTCTTTATTATTCTCAAGGTATTGTTTAGAGTTCCCCACTATTCATCGTCCTCTAGAAATGGGTTATCTATCTGTGTCATTCTGCCTGTTTCTTTATTGTAATGTAGGTGACAAGCAACACCAGTATCCCCGGTGTATCTGTTCTTCAGGATACGAACAGTG